TCAGGCTGCCAGTGCTTGCAGATGATCTCGGCCTTGATCCGCAGCGCCTGGCTGATCCAGTCAGCGATGTAGAACTGCATCAGCTGCACCCGCGTGCTGCCGAACTGGGCCTTGATCTGCTGCGCCGCGGCCGTCTCGCTGGCCTTGGAGCTGCCACGCATGATGTCGGAGATGCCCAGCACCTCGTAGATCTGCATGACCTTGTCCTGCCGGTACTGGCGCAGGCGCTCGATCGCGTTGGTGACCTGGTCGATCGGAATCCAGTCCACCTGGCCCTTGATTCCGCCGCGCTCGGCAAACAATGCCCAGTTGTCCACCGGAATCAGCTGGTTTTCAGCGCCCTGCTGGAACACCCGCTGGATGCCCTCGGCCGATTTGTCGTACACACCGACCACCTTGGCCGCGCGCGTCAGCCAGGTGATGCGGGTGTTGATCTCGTCGAGCTCGTTGAACTGGTCCTGCGCGAAGATGTAGTCGGCACGCGGCAGGAAGTTGGAGCTGGTGACGTTGGCCGCCACCGGCTTTGGGCACGGGAAGAACCCATCGAGCTGCAGCGGGTCGTCCTTGACGTCCAGGATCACATCCGCGCCCTTGGTGTACCAGTAGACCTTGCGGTTTTCCTTGCACCAGATCTCGAAAACCTCAGCCTTCGTCCACGGGTCGTGCTTGACCTCCTGGTCGTTGACGTTGGACTGGCTCTTCGTCTTGCCCAGCGGAACCACCGCGGCGATCTCAGGCCCGAACCGCTCCTCGAGCTGGTCCTTGGTCATGTATACGCGCCGGCCGACCCACCGCACCTCGCCCCAGGTCCGGGCCGGCGACCAGTAGAAGTCCTCCCAGTAGATGTAGTCGCACGGGGCATCCTCATCCACGATCCGCTCGGCCTCCTGCTCAGGCGCCAGCTCCATCCCCGTCATCGGGTCCAGCTGCGCCGGGATGACGTAGGGCTCGGTCTTGACCTCGTAGCGCAGCCAGATCTGCCCCAGCCCCACCACCAGCCAGTCCTCAATGCCCTGGCGCACGTTGGTGTCCCAGTCCGATGTGTCGTCATCGAAGCCGCGGTTCAGGATCCGCTGCAGCATCGTGCCCGCCACCCGCGCCACGTCGTCCTCAAAGTCCAGGAACGTCCTGCTGACGTCAGCCTTGGGCGGCCTGGCGTACAGCATGCTGAGGAGAACCTTCATCGTGGACCAGAACAGGTTGACCTTGCTCTCGTCCTTGCCGTAGGCGTCGCGCTTGTCCAGATAGCGCTGCACGATCCGCCGCGCCTCGTCGTGGAACTTCCTCAGCTCCTGGTCAGCCGCCTCAATCTCAGTGCCCCAGCGCTGGGCAAGGCCCATCGGGCTTGAATCAAAGTCGCTGGCGCTGGTGATCTTGCCTTCGTCCATCAGCCAATCCTTTGTGTGGCCTGCGGGCCCGTATCCCAAATCTGGTCCAAAGTGAACGCGTAATGGGCGCCCCCGATGTTGCGCACTGGGCGGCTCTCATCGTGTTTCGATTTTCCCACCACCGGGCGCGCAGCAAGGGCCAGGTATCTGAACGCGTCCGCGGCGTGGCTGTGCTGGTCGTGCTTGGGCTTGTTGCGGTAGGTCTGCGTCCTCTCATCCCACTCCCGCATGTACGCGCGCAGGTGCTCGACCCCTTCGTAGGTCGCCTCCTCGTTGAAGTAGCACCGGTTCAGCACCAGACGCGCCGCCTCGATCCCGTCCTGCAGGCTCATCTCCGGCACCAGGCTTGGCCGGATGCCACTTTGGAGAAACTGCTCGATGATCGACTTGCCCGTCTGCAGGCTCTTGGCCTTCGCGTCGTGCGGCAGGTGCACGTTGCCAACCTTGTACGGCCTGGACTTCACCCAGTCGATGTAGTGCTGGATCGGCTGGTTGTCGTCCTCCATGAACTCCACCACCCGATACCCATCTGGCGTCTCCTGCCAGCCCCACCAGCTGCAGCTGTCGGTGAAGCCCAAGTCGGCCACCAGGTGCACGGGCATGTCGGCCTGCGGCTTGAAGTCGCCAACGCGGCCCAGGCCGTAGATCTCGCTGATCTGCTTGGCGTAGTACGCGCCCGGCACCGCCGCATCAAAGCTGCACTCGTACTCGACCAGGAACGCGTCCTCGGTCATCTGCGCCTTCGCGTCGCGCAGCTCCTCCGGGTGAATGATGTTGGTCTTGGACGCGGGCAGTTCTAGCAACAAGTGGCTCTGCGCATTCAGCCTGGCCTCCTCGCGCAAATTCCAGAACATGTTCTTGCCCGCGGGCGTGCCGGCGAAGATGGCCCAGCCGCGTCTGTCTGAGAGGGCTGGGCGCAGGACGGTGTACCAGGCGCTGGGCCGGATCTGCCCGACCTCGTCCAGCACCACCCCGTCGAAGTACATGCCGCGCAGCGCGTCGTAGTTGTCCGCGCCCGCGACGTAGATCGTGCTCTCTCCCCCGTGGCCGTTGCTGATCGTGATCTTCAGCTCCGACTCATTCGGCGGCTTGGCCCACAAGTCCTTCGTCAGATCCTTCAGGTAGCCCCAGGCCACCCGCTTGGCTTGGTCCCGCTGCGGCGCCAGGTACGCAAACTGCGGCTTGGGCAGCGCCGTCTCGAGCGCGCCGATCACCAGGTCCGCACACATGGCCACCGTCTTGCCGGCTCTTCTGTGTGCGACGACGACTGTCCAGCGCTTGGTCCGGTTGTGCAGGGGCAGGAAGACCTGGCGCGGCTGGTAGTCCTGCAGCTTCATGCTTTTTCTAGCCTCTGGATCTCTCTGTTGATGTACCAGGCGGCTTTACGCAGGTCCTCGAGGGGGCTTGCGTGCTTGAGGTCAGCGCGCCAGATGTACTTGATGGCGTTGCCGCAGTTAAAGTTGAAGTGCTCGGTGACCTCGATGCACTCAATGCCGCTGGGGTGCTCGGTGTAGTGCGCGGGGTGGTTGATGGGGTCGGGCATGGTGAGGTTGGCGCAACGGGGTTTTGGGGGGTAGGGAATTTGGGCGGGGGGCCCCAGCTCCAGCGAGGCCCCCACCCCCGGCTCGACGGGGGGATGGGGGGTCAGGCCTGGGCCCATGGCCACGCGGGCCTGGCAGGGCTGCTCGGCAGGCGCAGGCGCCACGATCGCGCCCTAGCCCTGGCCACCCTAGCTACCCTGCCCTTCGCGTGCTCCTGAGGCCTTCTGTGCGACTGCTGCCGCCGCCTCTGCCACCGTCTGCGGTGCTGTGTGCTGATCAACAATCCGGTACTTGTCGGCGGATTGCTCAATCAGATCAACGACTTGCGGCGACTGCTCCACCGTTTGTGCCGTGACTGTGCCAATCTGGCGGCCGCCCAACCAGTTGAGGTTGATGCTGATGCCGCCCTGCACATGCTGCTGGATCTGCAGCGGGATCACTTTGCCGACGATGCCGGCGAAGATCTGCCGGTCGCCAATCGACCCGTTGGCGCGGTCCACCAGCCAGCCGGCCAGGCCCTGCGGGTGGCAGTCCCTCGCAGCCTTCTCGACGGCGTCCTTGAGCGCGACGGTCAGGCGGTTGGGCGTTCCCTTGGCGCGGCCCACTGGCAGGGCCTGCCCGTTGGGCGCCGGCCGCTGCTTTCGGATCTCGCCCGGAATTTTTCCGACTGCCGTCCCCGCCGATTGCTCCTGCGTCATCATGGAGCGATTCTCACACCTTCAACCCCACCTGAATCTGCGCTCGCATGCGACCGCATCCCCATGGCCTCCCGGCCATGTTACATGCGAGCGCACATGCTGTCGCAGAGGGCAGGCCCCCCACTGGGGTGTGGGGGCCATGCCTGCCCCCATTGCGACCGGATGCGACCGCAGTGCGACCGCAATGCGAGCGCATGCGAGCGCAACCCTCACTCACCGCCCTGCCCCCGCCACATCGCAGCCGCGCCCGAGCCCTGTGCCACGCGCAGCCGACCCACCTCAGTGAGCTCCAGCCGCTTGTGCTTCTTGCGGCTCTCGTTCAGGTACTCCACCTCCTCCACCAG